CAATCTCAAACAAGAAACCACGAATTTCTACTTCCATCGAAAAGTTGTCGGTCATTTTAGTCTCCATCTGCTGGCGAGGCACCATGCCTCATGTGCAATCCATATCAAACCACATCGTACGATGCAACAACTATTTTCAAGAAACCCTGATTTTTGTTATTGCGAGCCAAATTTCTTCAATCGGTGTCAGTTCGTGACGCTCAACAATCCAACAGTTACCGTGGCCAAGGTTGACAGCCCTCGCCTCAGCCATGAAACGCTTTTGGCTGATTCCGCCCTCAACAAACATTATTGATGGTTCATCTGTAGCGGTTACCAATACAGAAATATCAGATCTGAACGACTCTTTTGACTTGAATAGCAGCCTGCCACGCTCGTGGAATGACGCCTTAACGTCTATGCTCCAATCACCAGCCCACATGTCTGTGCCGTTATCGATGCCCAAGGCTGCGGGGTTGTACGGCAGTTGCAGAACCTTCGACACAGCCAACTCGGCCTTGATGCCGAGGAGGTCGATATTGTCCTGTGGCGCTTTCTGCTGATCCGCCACACCACTGGATCTGGCCATCTGCCAACGCAGGGCTGCACCCTGGTCACACGCTGACATCTCAGCCTTGGTCAGTTTTACATTTACCATCTGTCCCTCCTTACGGGTACGGCATTTTTTCATACTTTATCGCCCGCGCCGCCTTGGCCCTAAAACCACGCGACCCGATGATCTTGATGTACCTGTGCTTGCGTGGCCTCGGTGCCAGATAGAAGTCACCTCCATACCTGTCACGCATCGCCTGCGCGCGGTTTGCCACGCCCCTGAACTGGTCTGCTATGGTGATGCCGTGCAGATGCTCAAGGCCCCTCACCTTCCAGTCTGTGCGCTTCGCTGACAGCCCATGGTAAGTGAAGCTACACGCCTGATACACCACGCCACGGTGGCCCTGCTGCGTGTCTGCAAACGAGATCACGATGTGGTCACCGCCGATCATCCGCAAGCTGGCCGACACGAGCCTAGACGCATCGTTTTTGACATTGTGATCCAGAACCAGACGGTTCAATTCCAACACAGACCCCGCAAAATCCTCGCCTGCGATGCCATTGCGCAGTGGGCTGCTTGCTGGTGTACCATACGTCACACAGCCCACCAGAGCGCCCTCCCTAAACAGCCCAAAGGCATGGCTGATCGACGGCCAGCGGTGGGCGTAATGCACACCCACCACCAGTCTCTCGCACTCCGCCCGCGTGATCCGCTTGATCACACTTTCCATCCCAGTGCCGCGCTCATGGCGCTGATTGCGCGCAGGATAGATAATGCCTGATCCTTGCTGTGAACCACAATTTCATGCTCTCGATAATCACCCCTATGATCTACGCCGTCTTGGTTTATGCAGAAGTTTTCATCATTGAGGCGGAGGGTTATGAGGTGGCTCCCATCCAAAAGACTTTTGTCTATAAAAGCCTCTGCAGCAAGCGTAAGTGATTTGTACTTCATTCCTGATCCTCATCCGTCCATCCGTTTTGGTTCAGGATAAATTGCAGTGACGCAATCACACTTTTAAGAGCATCCCTTCCGTCGATAAAGATGAGATGCTCAGTGTTTTTCTCCACTCCCTTTTCAACTTGAGTTATGAAAACACGTCTGCCGTTCTCCTCAATCATCTCGTCATCCATGCGGATGTTGATATTTTCAGAATCGTGAAATCTCCCAAAGGATTGCTCAACTGTCATTTTTACTGCGCTAAAAGGCATCATTCTCTCCGATCAAAAGTTAAAGTCGTGAAATTTTAATGGCTTATCTGCCAGAGCGTAGCGCGCGCCGTGGCTGTCATACCACTTGCCATCCTTGTGCTTGCGGATGCGCACCAGTGGCGCGTCAGGGTCTGACTGGATGTCCCAATCCTGATCCTCCTGATTGACCACATGGCCGAGAAAGCCGCCCGCCATGAACTGGCGCATCCACGGCTTCTCGGTCGCAACCATCTCGCGGATGACCAGCGTTTTGAGGCTGACATGATCCACCACCTCAAATGGGTTCACGTCCGAGTACCCAATGTGATTTGCGTACATCATGCTGCCACCGCCATGCAAACGCCGTGGTCGATCAGTTCGCTGGCCATGCGACCGTAGAACCCTTGCAATTGCCATACCAGTCCCGTGTCGATCAGGTGCTGCCACGCCGCGACCACCTCGTCTTCGGTTGCGTCCTGCGATCCCTCGCAGATGTAGATTGCCGTTAAGTCATCCATAATTTCATCTCCGTGTGTGTGTGTTTCGATGTGACCTGCATAACACCTGTATTGGGCAATGCAAGTGAAAAGTTGATAGTAGAGGGTAGCGAAGTGTCGCCTAACTACTAAATAAACCTAAGTCATTGAAAAATAAGAGAAATATGTATAGTATATATGTATATATATATATATATATATATATATATTTATCTCTCTCTTTTTCTTTTTTTATCCCTCTCAGGGTGGGTATCTTTGTATATGTCTATATCTCTATACTACCCACTATTTACTCTAAGAACTACGAACCATCCGTAATATCCATAAAATTCAGTAACTTAGGGGGTAAAAAGTGCCTAAAAATTACCCCCTAAGCAGCCCGCTATCTACTCAGAAACGCCACCATCACCCTTCATCAGGAAGTAATTTTTAGCCCAGACCAGTCTCTGGTGGTGGTGGTGGCGCAGATCTGACATTACAGATTCCACCCCAAATCAGCGCCGCGCCGCTTGATGGCATTGATCAATTTTCTCGCCCGATCCTCACTGTCTACGAGGATGACATCATCAATGAGGCAGTGAATGCCCTGTTCAATCAGGATGCCATTACTGTAGCTATCCCCATCCTCACTACCCCTGTTCGATACATAAATACGCAGTTCAGATTGATCGTGACCTATTGTTGTTACTCCCTTTGCCATCACGCGCCCTCCCCGACCATGGCTTCGTCGCAGTCACCGCAGACCAGCCGAGATCCAGCCTTGGCCCATGCCTTCGCGTCACAGGTTGGGCAACTATGCTTGACCTTGGACTTGTCCTTGGCCTTTTCGGCCTTGGCGATGGGCATCGTGAAGTAAGGGATGTCGAATGGCATCAGGTTGGCCAAGGCAGCCGCAAATGGGCCGTCAGCGTCGATCATGTGGGTGACATTGCGGCCAGTCATTTTGCCGCCCTCGCTGCCCGTGTCCGTGGGTGTGAGGCCCACCCGCAGCATCAACTCGGCCCACGCCTGATTGTGGTGGCCGCCTTTCGACGGCTTGCCGAATTCCTGTTGCTCCAGATGCGTCATCTCATGCACCAGGGTGGCCAGCACCGAGGCGATGTCCCGATCCATCGTATTGGGGTTCAGGGCAATCTCGTGCGTTTTGTCGCCATCGCGGTGAGCAAACTGCTCCGCATGGAAGTACCCGTGCGCGCCGCGCTTGCGGGTCAGCGTAAACATCACGGGCGGCAGGCGGTTCTCGAACAGCGCCTCGTTGAAGAAATCGAAGGCCTGTTCTAAGCCCGCATATGTTTCGGTGGATGGTGTTTTGTAATCGCTCATAGCTCATAGATCCCATAAATTGCGGCCATAGCGGCCATTGCGTCAGCTTCGGTGTCGTAGGATGGCATGATGCCCCACCGCCCAGTGACCTTGTGGGCCGCGCTGCGCAGTGCATCGTTTTTCGATTGGCTGGTCAGGAACTCCAGTTCCCAGTGACCCGTTTGTGATTGGTAGATGTACATGTTTGTTTCCTCCTGACCCCTGATACATCGTACGATGCACAGGGGTCAAGAACTATTTTCAAATCTTAATTTTTGTTTTTAGTGTTTCTACAAAGACCCTGACCTGACTTGGAATTTTTTTCTTTACCTCGTGTGCATGGTCAAGGTCTCTGCAGAATTTTACATGATACTCCTTCATTCCCATGATCTCGTGCGTCCTTTTCTTGATCATCTCCGCTGAATATTTCTTGCGGAAATCCTCAAAATCTTTGTACCCGTCAAGAAGTTCATGGCCAATTTGCCTCATCCATCCAGCCTTGTTTTTAAGGAATTCTTTTCTCCTTTCCCACTCGTCCCTCATGACCTTTTCGCCAGAAAAGAAATCTACTGCCTCCTGAATAAGTGCATCGGTGTCAGTGCGGGATACAACCGCATATGGGTACGCCTGATCGTCAGATGTTTTTTTGCGCAGCCGCCCATCGGGGTCGTGTATATAGAATACGCGCCGCTTCGGCCTCGGCTTTTCAATCATACCAATGGTGACCATGAAGTTGATCACATCCCTGATGTGTTGGGCCATCCCGTCAATGACTATCCTGTCATCATGGGCCTCAACGCCA